ATTACGCTCATTTGTTTTCTGAAGGTCACTCTGAGACGCATCTCCACAGAACATAATCTTTGAGTTCTCACCAACACGAGTGATAATAGAATCTAGTTCGTGATATGACATATTTTGAAACTCGTCCACAATAATAATAGAATTATCAAGCGTGGTTCCTCTGAGGAATGAAGTACTCCAGAACTTAATGGTTTCTTGAGACTTTAGATTTCCATAGAGCATTTCAAAGTCAGCATCAGAAGGCATCTGGAACATATACTTCACCATATTCTTATAAGGAATCTGGTAAATGTCCGACTTATCATCATAAGAACCGGGAAGAAATCCAATTTCTCTTGTGGCAACTAAAGAACGAACAAGATAGATTTTTTCGTAAGGTGTTCTTTCATCTAAAACCTCACGAAGAGCATTATAAAGAGTGATGAAAGTTTTACCCGTACCGGCACACCCATAGGCAACTAAATGTTTTTGTTCTGCATAAGAATTAAAAAGCTTCTTTTGATTCTCTGTAAGTGGATCAATATCTACCAGATATTCGGCACTTAACGGTTTTTTACGCTTTGCCTGACGAGTTGTAAGACCAACCCCGATTGGTTGCTCTGCTCTTTTTCTTCTTGCCATAAGTGTTTAGAGTTTTTTAACAGTTGAACCTGGAGCTTTACTTGCTTTTTCTAGTACATCATTCCAACCAGGATTTTTGGAGATAAGCTTGTTGCGCCATTCTCCAACTTCTCCTGGAGTCGCACATCCTTCAGACCAATCTCTTTTCCATTCAGGATTGTCCTTATACCACTGCATAATGTCGTTAATACTCATTTCAACGACTTTCTTTTCACCAGTTTCTTTGTGAATAATTGGATATATTGCCATAAATTTTAATAATGTGTAATATTATTTAGATCAGGGACTCAAACGTGCCTTGTGAAGACGCTTCTCTTCATAGTAACTAAAGATTTCTGGAACCCACGCTTTCATTACAGGAACCATACCTTCGCAGAGTGCCTGAATTTCTACTTGAGCATCAAGTTTTGCTCTCAGGTCAAGGAAGTGAAGTGCGGCACGAAGAGAGAACGAAACAACAAAGTTCTGGCGGATGTTCTGGGGAAGATAGTCACGGAGATGTTCTTCTGCCATACCTCGCTTCTCATAACCCTCTGCATACCTCTCAGATGCCGCTAGACAGAACTTTAACTGCCTTTCGTAATCTTCCCTAGTCCATTCGTACTTGTGCCCTTTACGGTCCAGATAGAGACCTTCTGGACGCACATAGTAAACCTCTTGCGGTTTCAGTTCACCTTTGGCAACTTTAAGTACACGACGACCAGTATAACGCTGAGACTGAACATCAAAACTTACACCAACACGATGAGTTCTTGCCTGTACGATGACATTATGAACGAATCCAACACAGTCCAGAGAAATGGCAGGATGCTCCAGCGGTCCCCAGTGCCCTCTTTCATTTGCAAGCAGTTGTTCAATTACCCATTTACCACAATCAAATTCATTAGGGGTCATTTTGGTATGAATGGGATCTTCCGAATAATCATTCTTACCTGCTTGATAAACAAGAGTCTGAGGAAGTTGTGTCTGACGAATCATTACAACCTTCATGTATTGGTCTAATTCAAGAAGGTCTTTTGCTTTAATAGGTTTCATTTTCCAAATCCTTTTGATGTTTTTGCTTCTAGTTCTGCAAGTTCTTCTTTCACAACTCGCAGTTGTGATTTCATTTGCTTAAGTTGTTCATCAGAATATAGATGGTCCTGTTTAATCAATCTTTCCAACAATTTTACAAGTTTCTTTGCTCTTACGGACATTAGTTAAAAAACCTCATCATAGTCAACTTCTTCTGGACGAATATCATCATACTTATATTGCTGAGTATCTGGATATACTTCTGCCTTGAGTGCGTCCAAGAGCAGTTCCATATTCCGAATAATTAATTTAAGTTTGTCCTTATCCATTTAGATTAATATTCTGTTTTGATTATACAAAAAAAGAGAGGACTTGTCAATCCTCTCTTTAGAAAATATCACTTATAAATCCACTGAATATACGCTGATAAAAGAATAGTCAAAAGAGCGATTCCAGCACTCATTGAGACTATAAGATTTGCCATTATTTTGCTCCGATTAGTTGTGCTAATTGTGCTAAATGACGACGCTGTTCTTTTTGTTTTTGGTCTTTAATGAGTTGAAGGAAATTGATTTTTTTGTTTACTTCTTGTGACATTAGGTTTTCTCCTTAGTTGTTTAGGTTAAAGAGCGTTCCTTCCGTCGGCTTTTGCGTTCGCTATTCAAAAATAGCGAATGAACGACTTCGTTCCGAGTCGGCGTACTTCCGTCTGGATTATTCCAGATGAACGACATATTATATATTACCACAAAATTAAAAAAGTAGCAACCGATACTAAAAATGTATCGATACGCTACTGTTTTAAAAAAATCTTAATAGGCAATTTTTACCCAGAAAATTTTTTACCCTCTTTGGAAAATCACTTTCTCTTTTTCTTTTCTGGGGATTTGTAACCCCAGGTCTTAGGATTATGTTTACCATATCCCCAATCAATGCTCTTCAAATTATCACGAAATTTATCCCAATACATATCAAACAAACGAGTTCTTGTACCTCTCGTAAGATCAAAACAAATTTTATCCTCTACCATATACTTGATAATATGAGCATCATTTGGCGCTTCCTTGGTGCAGACCTCAGCGTAAGAACCATTTTCAACCATTATCTCACATCCGTAGCGAGTTTTGCAGGTTTCTTTTTCTGCTGGAGTCCAAACTTCCATATGCGTTTCTATGCTTTTTTCTTTTTCTGCAACATTACGAAGTCTACTCATACTTATGAACGACCTCCCCACTGAATATCAGGATATGCTAAAGAAATAATATCTTGACTAATTTTATATTTTGTTTCAAGTTTCTTATCTTTAACAAGAATAAGAATTTCCGCCTCAAGTGGATGAAGACCTTGTAGAACATTAATAAACATTGTTTCTCTACGAAGAGAACTCAAACCATCATTACCACCTTTTACAAAGTTATAAAATCTTTGATATTCTTTGCGGATTGAAGAACGTCCCTGATCTTGAGATCCAAGAGAATTACTACCAATCTCTTGCATTTTAGAAACAGCATCTCCAATTTTTTCACCTAAAGTTCCAGAGAAAGAATTTTGTTCGTCAAGTCCGGCGTAAGGAACATCTCCTGGGGGGAGAACAGAAATCACACTCTCATCAAAATTCCAAATAAAAAGTGTTTTAAGGGAAGGATGATCGTACTTTCTAAGTGCCTCAATTTTCTTAGCATTAGATCTCTGTTTACATACCACATTCAAAATCTCAAATACAAAAGGATTTGTGGGGAGATCGGGAATAGTTTCCACAGATGGTTTTGTTTTTGGTGCAGTTGCCGTTACAATTTTAGCAGTTGGTGATTTTTTAGTCACATTCGTTTTTGTAGTCATAAAAATTAAAAATAAAGTTTTCTATATGTTAATTTATATTATTCTTCTTCTTCATCATCATCATAATCAAATAATCCTTCTTGAAAGGTTACCGCAACTACTTCATCGGGGATTACATTACCATGTTGATCAAAAAATTCTGGATGTAGTTTTGGTTTATCGTGATGATTCATCATATATTCTCTGGAAATCCATCCAAGTGCGATCCCAAAAATGAAAAACAAAACGATTAAGAAAGAACCAAAAACTAAACTAGTTGCTAACATTTTTTTTCTCCTGGGAAACTACTCGACTTTCCTCGACTTTATCGAAAATTCAAGATAGATGGTTACTTCTCGTTTGAAAAAGAAAATCATCTTCTCAAATATAAGATGAAAAAGTTTAGGTTGTTTTCTTTTTCCTCCAGTAAGTATAAGTTCTACACCACGGTTAGGTGCTATGCTATTATTTATGTCTGTCATTATACCATCTGGCGTTCCTTCAGAAACTTAACAGTATCGGTACAACCACCAAGTTTTTTATCATTACAAATAACTTGCGGGAATGTAGACCCTTCCCCAAACTCTGCATAGAACTCTTCTTTCGTGAAGTGCTCTCCTAAATTATACACCACAAAGTTATTTCCTGTCAACTCAAGAACCTGTTTAACTTTGTAGCAGTAAGGACAATCATCCTTGGAATATATGGTAAAGTTCATTTTTTTATTGTATAAAAAAGTATTTAACTATGTTTGTAATTTTAACTCATTTAAATTTTTATTTTGCCCCTTTATCTTCCACCAATTCATAATTTCATCATGACATTTTACATTTAACCAATTATCAGTTGTCCCACTCCAAGTTGAATTAAAGGACACATTTTCAACGAATAATGGAAAGGTATAAATTCCTCCTTGAATTTCTTCTAAAGGAGAATAAATTATATTTTCCACAGAGGGGAGGCAAAACCAATAAAAATTTTCTTCCCTTTCCCTAAGTTCTTTATCAATTCCTTTATATTCTAAATGAATAAAATCATCTGGATAATAATTTTTTATTAAATTTTCTGCGTGTTTTCTACTGATTAAGTATGCACAGGTAGACCAATCACACCAGCATCTGTTTCTCAATTTAACTTCTGGATTAAAGAAGCAAAACATATCTTCTCTAATTAAACATAATTGAACGAGATTCCATCCTTGTGGTAAGGAATTAAAAAAATCTTGCCAGGTGAAATTCCAATATTTTACACTGTCAAAAGAAAAGTCATCTTCACAAATGAATGTATATTCCTCATCCGTACTTTCATACCATTCTCTAATTGCTTTTAGATGTGATATAACTATACCTTTACCAGTATGATTGATTAAAGGTCCTTCAATAATTTTATGATCTTCGTCCCTATATCTTCTGTAAATGTGAGGTGTTACTTTTTTAATTCCATATTTTTCAAACATTTCATAAAGAACATTTCTTCTATCTTGAGATTCTTCAATACTTATAAAATTTACTGATGGAAAGTTTTTTAATTTTTCACTAATAGTAATCTCATTGGGGACTTGAAAAATCCAGCAATTATACTTTGCCTCAAATTCAGAAAATTCTTCATTTACAGCCTGCTTGACTCCTGGATGATAATCAAAATCGCCAATATAATAATCATGACCAGCAAGTATTCCTCCAGGTTTAATTTTCGGCAACCAGGCAATAATATCTGCTTTTACATCTTCATATTCATGAGAAGCATCTATGAAAACAAAATCCAATGAATGATCATCAAATATAGATACTGCATCTAATGATTTCATTTTTAATGGTGTGTAATAAGATTCGACTGGTTTCATATTACTCAAGAATATATCATATAGCATAGAAAATTCTTCTTTAGTTTTATGTTCTACACTACCTTCCCAAATATCTACACAATAAAAATCAATTTCTTTACATGAATTTGCAATTTCTACTGCCATATATGCAGAAGATTTTCCTTTCCATGAACCAACTTCTACAAATTTACTGCCAGAAGGAAATTTTTCCACCATAGACTTATATAAATTTGGATAAGAAAACCACTCTTCTCCAAATTCTGGGTTTTGACATATATGATTAATTATATTGCAAGGGGTTAATACTTTTAGGTTTAAATCATCTAAATTTTTATCTCGACCTTTTATTTTCCACCAATATTTAACATAATTGGAAGAATCAATTTGAGACCCTTTATGAGTTTGTTCAATAAAATGTTGATAAAAAGTTGATACAAAGTTTGTATTTTCATAAAATAAAGGAATTGTATATACATCCATATTTGCTAATGAAAATAAACAATACTCTATACAAGGAATGAGTTCATCACGATCTTTAATTTTTAGAGAATATTTATTTTCTTGATAAAAATGTTCAATTAATTCTTTGGCATAATTTCTTCTAATTAAATACGCCCCGGCAGACCAATTCCACCATTCCCTTTGATTCAATTTCATATCATTATCTTCAATCCCGTGTTCATTAATTAAAGATAATTGAATTGCTTTCCAGTTTTTTGGTAAGGCACTTACAAAATCCTCCCAAGTAAAATTCCAATCATTTGCAGATTGTATTGTCATGTCATCTTCAAAGAAGATTGCATACTCAGAATCTGAACTATTATACCACTCTTTAATTGCTTTTAAATGTGAAATTGTTGCCGCAATTCCACCAGAGTCCATTTGATGAAAATAAATCCCATCAACAGTATCATTTTCTATACAATAATTAATTTTTCTACCATCATATGCTTCAATCATTTTTACATTTTCAATTCCATTTAAAAGAAATTGATTTTCAAATGATTGCTGCCTATCAATAGAATCACTTAAAGAAATATAATAAACTGGTGGAAAATTAGTTAATTTGTTTTTCATTATTAATCCTCTGTATCAAAGAAAAACATTTGCCATAGTCTTGCATTTTCCTTCACAGTACCAAAATATTGAGAAGCACTGTGAATAGCACTAGCATCAAATATCACAAGACGATTATAAACATTTCCAAGAACATCCACAGGTTCCCAATGTGTTCCATCTAAATGACATTCTCCAGGAATATCTTTCCAGGCAGCATCCCAACCTTCTTCAAAATAAGTTCGTGCTCTCGTTTGCTTATGGGCATATAATGTAGTTCCACACTGATAAGGTGCATTGGGAGTAAGATATAACATACCTCCCCACTTTTGACTATCGCAGTGATAAACTAACGGTTCTCCGGACCAAGCAATTTGAAACCTTCCGTTCATTCCGTGCTCTTGCCAGGCAGTTATTTTTCTGCCCATAATTTCTTCAAATTTTTCTTTGAGGTTTGGAAATAAAAATTGCTGCCCTGTGCGTCTTCCAATAAAACCTTTACCAAATCCACCTTCATCAAATTCTTGTTCTAATGCAAATTTACGAATCTCATCTGGATTATCATAAAAATTATCTACAATCCATGATGTATTTTTTCTATTTGTCATAAAACTAAACTTAGATGTGGATCCATATGAAAAATAAATCATAAACTGCCCAAGATTTGAGTCTGCCGTAGGTTTCCACCAATCTCTAAAATCATACAGATATTGATCATTAAAAATATCTTTAGTTACATCCTTACCATTTCTTTCATATACATGAAGATCTGAACAATCATTCAGATACAAATTACGAAATTCAATAAATCGTTCTACAGCATTTTGATGATCATTAATATGCCATTCTCCGGCAAAATTTGTAACATTATTTCGAATGAATTCATAATTATCTTTTGTAAAGATTGAATACTCCCCACCCTCACAATCAAATTTTAAGAAATCAATTTTAGAAATATTATAGTCTTTAACGATTTTTTCAAATGTAGTTGTAGAATATGAATTTCCTTCATGGTCATAAATATAAACTCCATTTTCTGGAATTAATCTTATTTCTTCTTTATCTGAAATTGCTTTATTAATGAAGGTAACTGGACCGTGTGAAACATTTTTTCGTAAAAAATCTATAACAGTATTAGATGGTTCAATACAATAAACTTCTTTTGGTTTTTTATCTAAAATTGAATAAGTAAATGATCCATAATTTGCTCCAATATCAAACACAATATCATTAGGTTTTACCTCTCGATGTTTTTCATATGTTCTGTGAATAAAATTTTCATTTGTAAATAATTGCACATATTCTTCACTAAGATTTCCCCAATCAAATTCTGGAGCAGTTAGTAAATTAGAAATAACTTCACTCTCTTTTTTTTCAATTTCTTCCAAAGTCAATTTTTCCCTCACATAAATTTCATTATATCCAAGTTGAGAATGTTTTGTATAATTTCTATCATTCATAAAAGGTTCGTAATTTAAATTATTTTGAAAATTTTCTAATACAATTACCTTCGGAAGGTATTTTTCTTGATCAAATCCCATCATAACTTCAAGTTCCCAACCTTCAGTATCTATTGATAATATATCAATACTGCTTACGTCTATTTTATCCAATAAAGTATTCAGTTTAATTGTCTGTACTTCAATAACTTCTTGAGTATTATGTTTCGGAACATTATCATACTTTATTCCTAGGGAAGAAAAACTTACCCCATCATTTTCTTGAGAGTACCAATAATCGTTATTGTAATTGATAGTAAAAGTTGTTTCTTTCTCTTCATTAGAACAAGCATACTGATACACTTCACTATTATTATCTCTGTGCTGTTTTACAAACTTTGGATTAGGTTCAACGGCAATTGTTCTCCATCCATAATTTCTAAAATGTTTCGAGTTGCTTATAAATTCTTGAGGTCCGGCACCAACTTCAACCATTATTCCCCTATAACCTAAATCTGGGAAAAAATTTTCACGCAGATGTTTGTCAGTTTCAAATTCAGAATAAAATTTATTACAAAAAATATAGTCTTCTGCATTTTTTGTATTTTCATTTTCATCTTTCATAATATTAATAATTTTCTCATCCACTAAATCAGGATGAACCCACCAATCTTCAAATGACGAAATTCCATCTGGAGATATATCATTAACAACTAAAACATATCCTTTACTTTTCAAGAAATCTCTAGATTTTTGACGATATGATCTAGTCACATCAATATAATAATCATGCTCATAGGTAATTACTGCAAATTTATACTTATCGAATGGTATTTTTAACATACATTCATAAGTATTTCTTGCTGGTTCTATGTCCAGTTGAAGATAATCAATTGTGGTTTCTTGAAAATTTTCATTTAAGAGTTTTTCATAATTTACATCCAAAGCATTCTGATTTAATACTTTAGTTTTTGGTCTTTCTTTCGTATATTCTTTTACGAAAGTTTCATCCAATTCAATTGAAACACCTCTCCAATTAAATTTTTCTTCCAAAAGAGCAGTATTGTTCCTATCGAAAGGTTTTGCTCCTCCTATTTCAAGAAAAGTTCCATTATTTTTTCCATCTAATGCAGAGAGAACAAATATATCCTGAAGAACTTGCGAATAATTTTTTTCTATTGTATCGGAATTCTTAAATTTAAATCTCAATTGATTGAATTTCGACTTATCATAATATACTGCGGATTGGGAATTTGGTCCAAGACCAATATGCATAATTTTATTTTCAACCAATTCCTGATGCTCAGAATTCATATCATTCCAATACTCATCAACAAGAGAATAAAATAAATCTCTAGATTCTTTCATTTTCCCCCACCACCAGGAAGAAATTGCTTTCTGGTATACTAGAAGATATTTTCCTTCATACTCTGGAATATTAATTGGTTCAATTTCTTTATCATAACAATTTAAACCAAGGATAGAATAAGTATAAACTTGAACCCATTCTTGGTTTTTTTCACACATTAAACATAAAAAATAATATGCTTCTGGTCTTTCTGGCAGAAGAGCTAAGGCACTATGAATTAATGATTTTTCCGTCACTTCTCTTGTTTCTTGTTTTCTGCAAGAAATTGATGCACGAAGAAGTGACTTATAGGCAAGGAGTTTATTTTCTGCTCTTTCCGCTGCCCTCAAATAATAAGTATGCGCGGATGCATTATGCCCCTGATTGTCATACCATTCGGCAAGGTTATAATTTTTTTCAGGATTCTCCGTATCAGTTGCAAATAATACTAATTCATTCATTGATAAAGTCCTCCAAAAAAGATTCAGAAATTTTTAGCACATAAGCGGCATTATCTACCGCTCCAAAAGTAATCAAATAACTATTATTATATTTTGCTAAACCACAACAAAATTCTACTTTCATATTTAAGAATGAGAATAGTTTAGAAAATTTTTGAGATTTAAACTCACTATCCCAATATACAAATCTATGCCTATATGTACCATTCTTTCTTCCTAATTCAGAACTATACAACTCTGTTTCATGGACAATAGTTAAATACCCATTTCTATATTTAATCACTTGAGACCCACCTCTCATATCATTAAATCCTGGAATATATTGATTAGTATCAAATACTTGAGTTTCTTCACCATTTGGATTGAACTTCATAATACTAGTAGGATTAGTCCATTTGATTAGATTAAAAGGTTTATCCTCTATAGGAGTACAATTTTTCATACAATACTCATTATCCGGAGGTGGTCCAGGAATTCTATATCTTGATACTTCCGTTACTTTATCATGATTGAATTCAATTTCTGAAATTTCCATTCTTCCAGTTCCAACCGTATCTAAATCTCTTCTTACCCCACAAAGATATATCTTACCATCCCACTGTATTAATCGTCCGTCTTCCAATCCAACAAATTCCCATTGTGGTTCATAAGTATCAAATCTTGAAGTATCAATTTTAGAATAATATGTAATATTTAAATCTCCATCCAATTGTGCAATATAATTCCAAGTACGAAGATGCATATCATTTTCTGGATGAATATACACCAGAGGTCCCCATATATGTTCAAATCTATCCAATTCCGAATGATATAAAGTATAATTTATATTTCGGATATTAACTATAATACTTCCATCCACAACCAATATTGATGGGTTAGTTAGAGAAGGTCCTTTAAGTTCTTCGTGTGGAAGAATAAGAGGGTGTATCGATCCACCATTCTCTAAAGCAAGTTTTACGAAATTATTCATAAAATTTTTATATTACCAACAATTTATTTTATAATATTATATGATACTCAAGGTTGAGTGTCAATGGGTCTTTCCCATTTAGTTGCGTCCTGAACCATTCCGTCACCATCACCATCCGTTGCATTAGGTTTATATCCATCAGCAATCATTTCTTCTAGTACTGGTTCTTCAATAACTTCTAGTACTGGTTCTTCAACAGCAACAGGTTCTTCAATAACTTCTAGTACTGGTTCTTCCACTTTTACCCAAGGAAGAGGTAGTGGAACAATTGGAGGATTGTATTGAGTTGCAATCTCATTAGCAAGTCTTGATTGTAAGTATCCAACATCAAGGTTGCTTTCTAACCATCCTATCACAGTTTCTTCAGTAAGAGTTGAATAGTCAGTAAATCCTTCTGGAGTTGGTGAAGGAAGAGGATAAGAATTATTGATAGAAGAAGATACACCATTCTCATCTTGTGCTTGTAGTATCCAATGAATAACTTTAACTACATCCGTCAATCCATTTTCTGATGGAGCACAATCCAATCTAAAAATATCCCAAGTATAAGTAATCATTTTCTTTTAGCATACTCCATATTTAGATTTAAGATTATTGGACTGTGTTTCCATACTCTCAAATCCTTTGACTGTCATCCAAGT